TCAATGCCTTCGATCCAGCCCTTCTGATTCGAGCGCTGGCCTTTGAGTTCCTGGGCCGCTCGATCATCGTCCGACATCGTGTTGACCTGAATACCTTCCGTGCCTATGTTCGTGAGAATCAAGTTGATCGCGTCGGCGTTGTAGTTCTTGACCTTGCGAAGATCGAGCAGGCTCCGTCGAGTATACCGGACCTTCTCGCAGAGCGAGCCTTCGTCAATCTCGGTGGCGCCTTCACTGGGGTAAAGATCAAACGGCGATATCCGCTGATACGAGAGTACGGTCTTGAACTGAACATCAGGTACGGTCTTCCCGCCGAACTTCGCTTTCTTCCAGGCGAGCAGTCGGCGCTTCTTCACGATTGGCCCCTTCACGATACCGGCCTTGAGCGTCGTGAGATCGTAGATGAAATCCTCGAAAGCGTTTTTCCATTTCCCGTCAAGTAGCTGGTCGGAAATCTTCACTTCCATCCGGTGCGCCCTGCGTTCGGCCTCATCCTGAACAGCACTCTCTGCGACGGTTCGGAGTTGGGAAGCGAGCTTGATATTGTCCTCGGGCTTCATCGCCGTCTCGGGATTAGCCTGCGAAGCCATCCACGTCTGCATGGTCTGTAACACGACGGCGTCCTGCACATCGACCGGGAGATCGCTCTGCGGCGTCGGTCGAAGCGACCATGACTTCTCGCGGTCGCTGATCATCACGTCATGGAGCCATGCTTCGGCCGCTCTGCATTTCAGACCGGTGAGTCCCATGAAGACCTTGCTTCCACCCTGCTTCAAGATCATCGCCATTTCGTCGGACGTGTACTCGCTGTTCCGCTGGGCCAGGGCGTTGAGCATCATATCGTCAATGCCTTCGCGCTCCCGATACTGCTTATTGGCCTCGAACACAGCACTGACGTGCGTTGAAAGAGATTGAACACTCGGATTGAGTTGAATCCTGGCGGCCGCCCGAAGTTTTTCGAGTCCCTTTTCGCGATTGATGATATCCGAATTGGAAGCGACGTGAATAAGACTGGGCTCGTTCTTTGTCGCGAAGTCGGTCAAACCGCTCATACGCATCTCCGGCAAAAGAGAAGGCCATGCAGGTATGTAGCCCTACATGGCCTTCTCTGAAATCACTCGTCGATCAACGGTAGCGAGCCGGATCGACTTTGCCTTTTAGAACCAAATTACATGATCGCTCCTGCTGGAAAACGTCTCTTTTCCAACTTTCAGCGGGGAGTATACCACCTGTAGTGGTATTAAGTCAAGAGGGTACAATATGCGTTATGGCGTCCAATTGACGCTTTCGATCGGACGGGCGCATGTTGTGTTGGTGTTGAAATCCGTGTTCAGTGAACTCATCACAAATCCGCTCTTGGTATGGAGCGCGGCGTACTCAAGAGCGTCCGCAACATGGGTATACGGGTTATGCTTATCCGGACGATCTGAGGATATGATGCCTTCGGAGGTTCTGCTGGTCTTGTAACAGTATTCGCCTTTCAGGGCCGACCTGAGCTTATCGCACTTGGGCGAGATCAGGAAGCCAGGCTGACCGTCCCGCATCTGCATCAGGTAATAGGCCACAGCTTCACGACGGGGAACGAACAAATTGCTGATCGCCATTTCGGCGGTGATCCCGGCGTCGCGCAGAACATCGAGGCATGTACTTTCGTTCGTCTGGTCGCGCTGATTACCGGCCGGATCGGTGACATAGTAGATTTTCATGCCGGGCAATTTGTTCCTGACATACGGGATAAGCATGTCACGGGCAAATCGGCTGATTCCCATTTGATCGGACCACAACTCATCAATGGCCCGGAACTGACCACCGAACGCGAGTTGACAGAATACGACACTTGGCGTTGTCCCGAAATCCATGCCAGCCACTACAGGCAGTCCGCGGTGATATTCGAGCGGAACTTTCGCACAGTGGATCTCGTCACGGTATTCAGGGAAGACCGGCTGACCGGCAAGCGTAACCCCGTAGAAGCCCTGGACATTGACCCTGATCCATTCCCTGTTCTTGCCCGGTATCAATTGCAGGTAATAATCCCAGCCGCCCACCAGATTCGACACGTTCTCTGCCGGATCGAATCCGTGACCGCCGGTATTCGGAATGTATCGATACGGCTCCATGATATCGCCGGTCGGAACTTCGATTACAGCCGGAGGCTGTTGAAAGAACTCGTGATTATCCGGTCGCTCTACTTCCGCGAGTCGGTAGTACCAGCTTTTCTCTGAAGGCGGGTTCGTGTCCATGATGATCCCGCGGAAGGTTGGACCGCCCCAGCGTGGCGGTGGATACCTGAGTCGAGTCTGAGCTATCTGAAAATGCTTCTCAAGCACTTCACGTGCTTCGTTGATCCAGACCATTGTGACTTCGAGTGACCTGAGCTTGTCTTCATCAGACGGTTCGTCCATCGCAAGGAATATCACTTCCATATCGACCTGCGTGCCGTCCGGCAAGTCACGGATCATCCGGCCTATGAGTGGCGGAGACTGGCTTATATGACACACGGAATCCGGACACCATTCCTGCCAAGTGCGGAGCGTTGTCAGTTTCAATTCCGAATACGTTCGTCGAACGATAGCAAACTTCGTCCTACGCACTCCATCTTCCCAGGGCTCCTGCTCGAAAGCCCGCATGAGAAGCTCATTGCAACACGCGCTCGATTTCGACGAGCCTACTGGTCCCATGATTCCACGCACGAATCGATCGCTCGCATGGAACAGGCGCGGCGTTGGCTCCGGGATGTAATGCGGTATTTCGATAACAGCCATATCACGTTCTCTTCGACTGCGCCTTCGCTATCCCGGCGTTGATGTGCCCGGCCTGACTTTCCGCCTTGCCCCTTGTCATGTGGCCGCCTCCGTCACGGGGTTTTCCGTTCTGTGTTTCCGCTATCCGGCCCGACTCCGTTTCCACTACTCGGTACTTTCCGCTCCGCTTCTCTACGTGTACTGGCATCTCCCACCTCCGGTTTTTTCAACATGTACTCTGGGACAGGTAGACAGAACGGACCAAGCCGTTCGCATATTTCAAACATGGCTCGTTTCACCTTCATCGGGAAGGGCATGAAGTTGTAGCGGCCGACCGACTCAAAGATGTTCGCCGCGATCTTGTGACACGCTTCAGCCTGCTCGATGAGCGCCTGACTGAACTGGGCCATCTCGACGTTGTGCTGAAGTTGCGTCTTATTCCGTTGCCTCAGCGATAGTCTCTGCTTGAACTGGTTCTTGTTCATACTGCCCTTTCTTCAAATCAAAGCCGGCCCAGAGAGTCAGTTGGCGTCACACAGCGGCTTTTCCAAGTATCTGAATATGTCGCTTCCCCTCCAACGGCAAACGTCTCTCTACTGGGCCAGCAAGTTATCGCAATTTCAAGATACTGAACTTCCACTCGAACTGAATCCGCATTATCAGATTCACGAGCCTGAAAAACACTCTGTCCGACCACGATATGATCTTGAGTTTCGTCGGATCGTAGGTGAATCCACAAGCGCCCTCGGGGACATACGCACAGGTGATTGGAAGTTCGCTATGTGGTATATCGCGTATTTCCCTGCATGGTATTCCAAGATGTTTCCGTAACCAGATCAAACGATTGGCGTAACAACGGCATCGCTTGGTAAACAGATTCAGGGCCGGACAGAAGAGATTCAAGCCGATAATCTCCCCAGTCGCGAGTCTGATTTTGACCCGGCAACATTCGCCGCACTTCTTGCAACGAGCTTCATACTGTTGCTCTTCTTGCGTCTTCAATACGCCTCCATCCTGTTCTAAGCATCTGGTATCGGCGCCCTGACGTCATGGTCGCCGTGCCGTTCGAGTAGTCGCGCTTTCCAGTCGAGACCCGCTTCGTATTCTTGAACGACATTTTCTTTTTCTGGCGCTGAGGTCCGACCTGAACACGTAGTTCTGCCGGGAGTACCGACTGACTGGGAGCCTGTACCCACATTGCTTTGAACCAATTGAATATGCCCATTTCAGTTCCTCCCCGTCATGCAGTTTGGATAGAATATCTTCCACGCCCATACCGACCCGTTCAATCTCACGAATTGAAGCTGGAATGCGATCTGTGTTTCGTTCCCGAACATCTGTGTAGCCGCCATTGAATCAGCCGGCGCGTCAGCCAGCGCCTTTTTAATCCTGGGCATGAGTGAAGCCAGGTCGCCATGCAGGGTCAATGAGGGGACGAGCTTGATACACGGATCGGAAAACTCGCATAATGTCGTCATATTCCCGGTTCCTCAGTTTCGTCAGGTTCAGAATCTACATCAGGAATGCCAATCGTGCAAGCAAGAGTTTCAGTCGAAGGTTTCGATGGTGTCCCTTGGGGCGTGATCAACGTGTTCATGTACGGAATATCCTTGATCCGAACATTCACGTCTTTGTAACCAATCGCTCGCAATGCTTTCCGGACAACCTTGTTTGTCGGGCAGAGTTTCGCGTTCCAGTTCAACACATACTTTTTGTGCAATACTTCCGGGTGATCTACCCAATCGCTCATATCCCACCAGACGATACTTCCGATCTTCTGCTTTGCCGCCCGCGGAAGGTCCAGTGCTTCGATCAGCTCAATCCATTCGGCCGCAGTCCTATCTCTGAGATGAACAGTTTGTGCCATCATGCCACGCCTCCTTTGATCCCCAGCCACTTGTGAACCGCCGCCTGCTCATGCTCATCATGCCCCCTTCTGGAATATCGCTGTTCCAGCCGCATCGCCCAGAACAACGGGTATCCGCTTTGTCTCATCCATCCACCTGACGATTGCCTTCCTGACGCCATCGAGTTTGTGCAGATCATGGCAGAACAGGTATCCGTTGGGCACTATGCGCGGCCAGAAAAACCGCAACGCCTCCGCCGTCGGCTCGTACAGGTTGAAGTCTAGGAATACAAACGCGAACTTGCAGGCAAGCACCTCTCTAGCCGTGACGGGGAATACGCCCTTGTGGAAGATTATGTTCTGTTTCGTCCCGATCCGCTTCGCTACCTTTTCGACGCTTGTAGCAAAATGGCTAGGCAGGTCCGGCATACCCTCGAACGTATCGAAGAGGTGCAGTTTCCGTGCCGGTGCTACTGCGTGCAACATCCGTGACAAACAGCCTTGCGCTACGCCGAGTTCAGCTATATCACCTTCAACCCCCGATTCCGCAAGCTGTTCAAGGCAACGTGCTATCGTTCCACGGAGAAAGGCGCACCCAGACTCGCGTGAGTGAGGGTAGTCGTCGTAGATGTAGCCCGCTGATTGCAGTGGACCATAGAACCATTCAGGCACAAGTCTCACGCTTCTCATGCCAGTGCCTCCGATACGTAGAGCCGTTCGATCCTTTTGGCCGTGAGTTGCTCGCAGACATCACACCACAGTTCCGCTCCAACCGGACCTCTGACGAATTCGCGCTTCGTGTGACCGCAGGAGAGCAGGAACGTCCGGGAGAGGTCATCATCATGGTCAGTCCGCTTGACTACCGATCGCTTGCAATCCGGTGTCTTGAAGATTTCGCGCCAGTCCGGGCCGCGACTGTAGTCCAGATAGTCGATCACACTTTCGGGCAGTTCTGTGATTTGCATTGCTCTTTCCTTTCACGTTCGCGCATAATCCGTTTCCCGTCCCACCAGCCCATCAGGCATTCGATAAACAGCCTGAAGATGCCGGCAACAATCATCAGCACAAAGACAAGGCCGACTGTCAGAAATACCTTCACTTGTTCGCCCTCCGCAATGCGTTTCTCGAAACGATTTCCTGCTGACCGTTGTCCAGGAATTCTATCTTCACGCTGTTCATCGTTCTTGAACGGAAGAGTACCCGGCAGATGCGGCCTTTCATCGTCGCTCTTTTCGGGTTATTGCCCCACATGAAGATGTATAGCGGTTCGGTCATGCCGGTAATTCCCTCCATGTTTTGCCAAGTAGAGTCGGATCGTAATCTAGTTTGCCGTCCTTCTCTATCTGTTTCAGGAAGAAAGGCGCATTGCGGAAGTGAGACGCACACAAGGCGTCTCGAAACCAGAATTCTTTTGCAGGTCGACCGGGCTTCCCGCGGACAGCCTCGCAACCCGCAATCACCCAGTCTATCCGTCTCTGGGTGATATTTCTTCTGCCATACGCGCGGCTTGTTGAACGTAGGGTCTTTAGAACGCACTACGGTATTAGAGTCCTGCCCGTATCGCTTCTTCGCATCGCGCATGTAGCAATGCGTACAGCCGTCCGAAACAGGGTGACAGCCCTGCCACGGATTCCACGTATGATCAGCCCAGGATATGTCTGTATTTTCTCCCATCAGCTCATCCTCCGATTCTCGCACACACATTGCTCATTACATTCGTATTCGCCCCGCTCCAGCCGTGTCCGCCATGTCCGCACTGATAATGGCACCCGTGCTTCCGGTCCTTCGCCGGATCGCAGAGCGTAATCAGGTTGTCATGGCTCGTAGCCAATGTCCAATCCCAGCCGACAGGAATACGATGATGCACGGAGACCCGCGCCGAATGCTCGACGTTGGTGTACCACGAATGCTCGCAGACAGGATGTTCTGCCCGACAGCTTGATAGTTCGCGGCGGTAGTCGGCGGTCGTGCGGATGCTCTGGACCGAGGCTGTCCCCGCGATGATGGCGGCTACTATGGCGGCCGTTCGGTTCATTGCGCCTCCTTAGTACCCAGAAAACTCCGGCAGTGCCGCGTATTCATCATCCGACAGATCTAGGAATCGAATCTCTATCACATCCGTTGTAAAAGCATTCTTGAATGCTTCACGGATTTCTTCAATCGCATCATCAAGTGGCTGTATGGATGAAACGCGCAACTGCGTCAGTTTCACGTACCGTTTCTTTTTCATTTCGACATTCTTGGTTTCGCCACTCATTGCGCCTCCTTTGCGGGTTGGGGCTGATGACTGCTAGCCGCTATTCTTTCCACGATTTCACGACACCGTATAAGCGCGCAGATAGCTGACGTGCTTCCTGTCTGTTCTGCGTACATTCCGCAAGCACGGGTGATCGTGGAAAGGTCTGATAACAATACACGCAGTGATTCTATCGAACCATTGGCGAGTATTGTCGATGGCGTGGTCCATGCCGCACAAGTGCATAGGGTACACCATCCGCCATTGTTGTGCCGACAATTGTCTGTTCCACATTTTGCCATTGTAACACCATCACTTTCTGTGTTCTGAAACAACACCCTCTTTGGTTTCGCTAGTCATTGCGCCTCCTCCAATAACTTTCTCAACGCCTTCGCCCCGGCTTTGGCCGCTCGTCGGATCATGGCCGCCTGCTCGGCGTGTGGCACGCCTGCAATCCCCTGCAACTTACGGGCGATGGCCTCCATAACCGGATCAGTGTGGACTACAGCATCTTTCATTGATGCTCCTTTGCGGGTTGGGGCTGATAACCATCCTTGTCCGACCTGGGCACCCACGAACTGCGACTGCAGTCCATGCACCTGACGTGCGAATCGCTCAGCGGCGTGTCGCGCTCGTTTCATTGTGCGTCCTTTGTTAAGACACACAGAGAAACCAGGTCGCTACGGTGTACGATGTTCTTGCACCTGCACAGCCAAGCAGAAGCCCGCCCGTGGATGCTCGCATGGGCATGAAGCCATGCGCCGACTCGGCTTACGCCGTTCAGGTCGCCCCCAATTCGCCGGACCCCGCACCACGTCTTATTGACGCCCGCCCCTCGTTGTTCTCTGTGTGCCATGCTCGAAATCTGAACCCGCCCCAGGTCTCGAACCTGGAAGGCGGTTTTTGCCGCCTCGCCCGCTGTTCGGGGTGCACCTCTCACGGTCAACGGGTTCAGATTTCCGACAATGGCCTTCACGATACCTCGCTTTCGATCGGCTCGTGAGGCCGCGCGTCTGCGGGTTGAGCCGGTTCAGAACTACCGTCGGCGTTCGGCACATCGAAGAATCCCAGTGCGCCCCGGTATGATCGAAAAGGCAACGGCTTGACCTCGTCAAGTACAAACCCGCATCTTCCCACAAACCACGGACTATCGCTTTCGGTCACGCAATCCACCAGCTTTGCCATGCCGACTATCCCGCCACGTTGCAATGTTTCAAATGGGGGAAGTTTCACATCGTTCCATTCTGCCGACCATTCAGCATCCTCGTACTCTCCGGGCGTCATGCCTTTGCTCGCATGGATCAGGAAGCAACCACGAAAATTAGTGGACCACTCTCGATTCTCAATCCTCTTCCCGCCGTGCAGAATCAACCACGCCCACGGTTGCCGAATGCTCAGTGCTTTCATTTCCAGACCTCCACTTGTTCATCATGGCCAGAAGTTACTACTTCCCGGCATGGTTGTCTCTAACTTTCTTCGGTAGATTTTCCACAGAACAATCCTCGTTGCGCCGATCGCGCCCGGATGAGTTTCAGCTCGATCAGTATTGAATTGCGGCCGCAAGCTTCCGCCACTTCGCCGGTGGTCCCGGACCCGGCAAAGGGATCAAGGACAGTTCCGCCTTGCGGACAGCCGGCGAGGATACACGGTGTTATCAGGGCGGGCGGGAAGGTCGCAAAGTGCGCTTCCTTGTATGGCTGGGTTGCGACGGTCCATACCGAACGCTTGTTGCGGGTGTTATCGGAACGGTAGTAACCTTGCCCATTGGCTTTTCTGCCGCTATCCTTGCGGCCGGATTCGTTTTCGTAACGCTTTAAACTATCTCTTGCCTTGCCATCCGGTTTCGGATAGGCGGAAATTTCCTTTATCGCATCCGCGTCGTAGTAGTACCGGCCGGACTTGGCCAGAAGGAATATGTACTCATGGCTCTTGGTACACCTATCTTTCACACTTTCTGGCATCGGATTAGGCTTGTGCCAAATAATATCCTGCCGCAGATACCAGCCGGCGGCCTGCAACGCGAAGGCGACGCGCCAGGGGATGCCGACAAGGTCTTTGGGTTTCAGGCCGTCTGGCTGCGGCCGCATTGGAGCCATTAAACCACTGACGTGCGCGCAGTTTTTCTGTTTGCGCGAAACGTGCAGATTAGACTTGGGGCTGGTATTGTTCGCGGCGTAAGTGTCCCCCATGTTTAGCCACAGGGTCCCGTCGTTCCGCAGAACGCGCCGCACTTCCCCGAACACCGCAACCATTTTGGCAACGTATTCTTCCGGTGTGGATTCAAGGCCGAGTTGGCCGGGGTGCCCGTAGTTGCGTAGCCCCCAGTATGGCGGGCTCGTGACACAACAATTCACAGATTCATCACCAAGCACCTTCAGTTGATCTACGCAATCACCTTCAAGAATCCTGATCATGGTCAACTTCTACCAGCTCCGCCCGGAACTGTCTCTCTTTTTTTTTGGAAAATTTTCCAGACCCAAATCCATTTCGAGCAGGATATCGTTTCCTGGTCCATGGGGGGGGTCGGAAAATCAGGAGGAGATGTCTGAGAAAAAAGAGGCGGATATCTCAGGCGAAAAACAGGGCTGTCGTACATGAGGGGACCGGTATACGCATGGCACCCCGGCCGGTGGGGCCCCGCGCCGCTGGTCCGACCGGGGGGTCGGCTTTCCGGCCGGCAACGAATCCGCCCGAAACGCGGAAGGTCGAGCCCACCCAGAACTTAACGAGGCGCCTCGATCGCAGGCCAACCCGTGTGCTGATGAGGGTGTATCCGCGGACGCATGGTAGGGGTAGCAAGGGGTCAATGTCTGATAATAACGATTCCGTTACCTCAGAATCATCGAGTTTATTAGGAAACTCGTCGATTTCTGGAATCGACCGTACTTATTGGGGCTCGAACCACTACCGGTGGTATGGTCATGCTCCGGATTCCTGACGTTTCGCGCGGTGCTTGGCCAGGTCATCGGCCGCGGTTGTCCGGTCGAAATGGAAATGGAACGACACGGAGCTGCTGGTTGTCTCCACCTTCGAACGATCGGCGTACGTCTCCGGGTCGCCGGCACGGAGCTGGAGTTCGAGGAGCTTGTCGGAGTATTTGCGGATCGTCGACACACGTTGCCCCTTGTAGAAGACGGGCTCATTCCAGCCGTCAAGCGCCCTGCGGTCAGCCTCATCTACTCGGCGCATCTGCCGAACGGCATCACCGCAACACTTGCAACCCTCGTAAACGCGGGCTATTCCGGGGTATTCCTTCATTGCAGAAACCCAGTCGACCCAGGCCCGGTTTGAATCCCGGAGAATGTCCAGGCATCGGTCAGCGTTCGCCGTTCGGACGAAAAACTCCGCCAACCACACGCACGCGCGGGATTTTATGCGTGGGAATTCCCGTTTCAGGTATTGCCGCATCTCTGTGACATTGCCGAGAATGAGGTCAACATCTTCATTGGTCGCCTGAGCGAGCGGCGAAGGAGGAGGTATTCCCCCGTTATTAGAAGAGACGAGATCGGGAACAGCCGCAGAGTCTGTCCGTAGAACATCAGTAATAGTAGTATTCATAACTACAACCCATCCCCCTCTATAGTCTCCCCCTTCCCTTTCAATTCGGGTCAGGGTAAACGGTTTCCAGAAGCCGCATTGCCTTAAA